GGTGTGGTGATTTCGTTTGTCATTTTGTTTCGTTGGTTAGGTTTATGGTGTCTCAAAGGTTAGGTTAGATAGTTTCGTCATAGCTCCGCGAAGAGTTTTCATTGCGCTTTCAATCTCGGAGCGCGACGAAAGAAACGCGCTCACAACTTCACGGACTGCCTTTGATGCGTCCGGAGATACTTCATCGCAGGGTTGCAGTTCCTTACATTCGCGGGCTAGGATTTTGCCGTCTTTGTCTGTGACTGTAACTTGAGGATATGGCGATGGGTTGAGGCAGAGTGCGGCAACTTCATCGGTTGACGCTTCAACAACAAAGCGCGGGTTGCCGTATTTTTGTGGTATGGATGCAATTATTTTCATGATGTGTTCTTTTCTGTTTCTGGTTTGATGGATTCCCGCCCGCCGCTCTTTGCCTCTGAAATTGTGTATCGTTGGCGTGTAGATCGCTGGCGCGGTGTTGGTCGTGAGACGCGGGAAAATTGGTTAGGCGATGAGTGCCTTGATTCGTGTGAGCGCGGTCAACGGCTCGTAGTGATAGTCTGGCGTGAATCCTTTAGCTTCGATGTCGTGACATTCGGCGGCGAAGTCTGGACTTGCGGAAGCCCTCCACCCGCCAAGGAAAAGCCGGACCTCGAAATGGTTGCAGTGAGCAACCCAACCGCACATGATATGCGCCTTCTCTTTCGGCGTTTCCATCGCGAGTTGCATGATGGCAAGGCAGGTGTTTTTGAATGTGTCGTTCATAGTCTTGCGCGCTTTGCGTTTGGTTTCTGCTCTGACAATTCCTTGGCCCATCGGATGGCGCACGATTGGCCGATCTTGACCTTTCCCGCGCTGGCTGTGTCAATTAGCAGCGAGAGTTGTTTCAGCCCATTGCTCAGATACTCATTGAGCACCAGTCGCGGCGTGATCGGCCCTTCCGTGTGAAGCAGAACGTCTTGCAGTTGATGCCCGATTGCCTCCTTTGGATTCGCTTTCCACATGCCCATCCGGCGCATGGTCGCCAAGTCCTGGCAGAGGCATTCAAACATGGCAACGAACAGCACCATTGGCCCGTCGTCCGCGCCTTGCAGCTTCATGCCGTTGGTCACGCCGTAACTGTTTTTGTGGTAGATCATAGCCATTACGCGATCTCCTTTCCAAACATGCGTGACGCCCACTTGCGGGCGTCCTTGGTTAGAATGCGCCAGCCCTTCGCCCCTTCGATCTTTTGGGCGGGCAAGTATCCCTTCCCAATGTGAAGGCGGATCGTTTGCGGGTCGCGCCCGACAAGCTGGCTGATGGTTTTGATAGTTAGGGTTTCGCTCATGGCTTTACCTCCCGTTGCAACCGTTGCAATTTTCCAACCTCAACACCGGCGTTATAGCCAGCAGACCTCGCTGCGGCGATGTTGTGCCAGTTCACGCGGTCGGCGTGCATCGCGTAAAGCGTCGCTGCAACAGTTGCAGTTAGCGTTCCGCAGAGAAAACATAGAATGTTTGCAATGTTCATTGGAAAGCATCCTCCTTTTTAGATTCTATTTTTACCATAAGCCCAGCAACTGGAGATTTAATTTCCATCTTGCGACGAATCGCGGCAGTAAAAAAGTCACTCGGAGTGAGTGAGTTTTGCTTGCAACACCGCATCAATAAGGCGTGCTGCTTGTTGGTCAGCTTGATGATTTCTTCAGGCATAGGTTTGTGGCGTGGGTTAGTTTTGAGTTAAGGCTGCATTGGTTGCAACGGCGAAATCTTATACGTTCAAAATTATACGTCAATTTATTTGTTGATTATTTTTTGCAACGGTTGATTGTGGACAATAACAGTTAGTTAGACACACACTAAAACCTCAACAATAGAAACCCACCCCCCCAACACCACTATGAGAACGCACAAAGCCGTCGGAGTATCTGTCCCACAGGAAATGTATGATCACATCAATCGCCTGGCCGAAAGCGAAGGATTGAAACGCTCCGCGTGGGTCCAGCAACAGATGATCAAAATCATCAAGGAGCACATTAAGGGCATCACCACTGAGGAGATTATGGGCACCGCTGAGCGTGATCAAAAGGCGAAATTGACGCCCGCTCAACGTGTAGCCTTGGCAAAACTTGAGCTTTCAAAGCGCTCGCATCGCTCAAAAAGGGCAAAATAAAGGCCAAATCGGGCATTTTGTCAGCGCCCGCAGATTGACCACAAAGTGACCTGATAAATAAATACGATTCTTGTTGCACGCTTTTCAAAAGGCATTATCTATGGGAGTCAGCAAACACGAACACACCACCACAATGAAAGCCAACTTCCAACTCGCCATCGAAAACGCCCTCGCCATTTACGCCGAATCGCTGGGATGCACACTCAAGCAGGCCGCTGAATACTACCGCGATAGCGAATCAACCCGTGAGTGCATCCAGCTTCTAGTTCTCGCTCAAGCTGATCCAGAAAAGCTCAAAGCACTCGCCGCCTAAACGCTATGGAAACACCACCCAATAAGATACACCTCCAATTCTACGGAGACTCGGCCCCCGACGAGGGCGGCGACATTAGCCCAGGAGATGTTACATGGTGCGTTGACCGCATTTTTTCGGCGGATGAGCTTTACATCAAGGCATCTCACGTTTTAGATTGGCTTAAAGAGCAGCAAATATCAGCGCCCGCAAATTGACCACAAAGTGATGCAACTCGTTGAAACTTAACACCATGATACTAGACTCAAAATCTTGTGGCTTAACGGCCTTGTCGGTTCGAATCCGACCACCGGCACCCGTTGCAACATTGATTTAGCAATGGTTTAACGATGATTCACCCGTTATATGGCTAACGTGTCAAAATTCATCAGCGCCCGCAAATTGACCGCAACCCCTCCTAGGGCGAATCAAAAACAAAATCTGGATTGACCGCAGATTGACCGCAGATTGACCGCAGATTTGAAACCGAAAACAACCATGAGCACCACCGATCCCGTCATTTTTGAAGGTCGCCGCGTTTCGCTATTCCAAGACGGGTCGCGAGGCTGGCGCATCCGTAGCCGTTCCGCGCATCTCAAGATTGACATGATCCTTGGTCACGGCCCAGAGTCGTGGGCGCGAAAAAGAGCGCGGGAAGTCCTTGATTCCGGCGAGCACAAAAAGGCACCCGTGAGCAAAGGGACGCTGAAAGAGTTGGTTGCAGCGTATGAGGCGATGCCCAAACGCGCAGGAAAAGCGGCATCCAAGATCGCGGTTTACCGTTTGACCTCATGCGCTCGCATCGTCCTGGCTCGCGAGCTGGACGCCGTGAAGGTGTCGGAGATCAACGCGGCATTCTGGCTTTCCTACATCGCCAAACGCCAAGGTCTGGAAGTTGCCGACATCGCCACAAGGCGCGTGGAGAATACCGCAATCAACGCCGCCATGCGTTGCGCTGCCTCGATCTTCATCCCGCGCCTGCGTCCAGCTTTCGCGGGCGCCGGAATCATCATCGCTCCCGATGCAACGGTGATCCAATGGTTGCCCACGATTCGCGGAGACAAGCCGGAGGTGATGGACATGGAGACGGCATGGCGAGCAATGGAGCGCGGCCCGCTCTGGCTTGCTCTTGGCCTTGCGCGGTTCGCGGGATTGCGTCGTGATGAGGTAGAGCACGCGACGGCGGCGTGGATACAGGTTGACGGCGCGGCGGTGTATGTGGTGCTTCAAGATCGCCCATCGGAAGGTTGGCTTTCCAAGACTGGTCGCAAATACCGCGCCCTCGTCATTGATCCCGATCTTGCCGCAACTCTCCGCGCCTGCCCTGCTGGCTACATCGTCCAGCCTGCCGCCATTGATCGCTCTAAATGGTTCGCACAGGTGCCGCAGCGATGGATGCGCCAATTCACTGCCGCTCGCCAGCCGTTGCACCGTCTGCGCGGACTGTATGCCGATGCCGTGGCAAGTCTCACGAGCGATGCAATCACGGCGCGACTGGCGGGCGTTAAGGCGGCAAGCGAGGCGTTAGGGCATACCAGCACGAAAACCACCGAAAACCACTATTTAACTGCGCTCTAAAAATAAATGCGAAAAAGTATGAATAGCGTTTGACAGGTTTCAAAGCTCGGCTAGACTCCGGTTGTCAAAGCAACCCAAACACCACAAGAATATGAATCAAAGCCAAATCAGCGCCTTCCTTTACACACGCACTGACAATGAGCTTGCCATTGCGGCAAACTCATTCCTCACGCAAAAACTCAATCTTAGCGTCGAGGAGTCGGTTGCATTCCTTTGCCACTACCTACCATCGGCAAAACTTCCATTCTTCGGGTTTGGCGGATAGCCGCTAAATTAAACCCAGGGGCGCGGCTGCAACGCGCAACAATAAACGAACACCATTATGAAACTCAATAAAGACGAATCAATGACGATCAAAGCGCGGGAATTTGAAGCCGCTATGGAATCTCTGCGCGCTAAGTTTTACGACCTTCCGGCGCCAGAAAGTGAAACCCTCGATTGGGGGCATGTTGGCGACGCCGGCCGTATTGTCTCAGTTCTTAACGAGTTGATCGCATGACCTCCAAACGCGGCGGCAAACGCGAAGGCAGCGGCAGAAAGCCTGCTGCCGACCACGCAAAGCATCGCGGGATACGTTGCACTGATGGCGGCTGGCAATGGCTCAAGGAGCAAGCGGCAAAGGCTGGCGCTAGCTCAATCGGGAAATGGGCAGACATGAAAGGGAAACCATGAAGACACTCTATGCAATCTCCGGCGCTTCCTGCGCCATTATTCCTGCCGCTGCCGCGATTGCGTGCGGTGGCAACGCTTACCTCATCGCAGGCTTTGCGCTCACGCTTATTGGCGGCGGCGGTGTTGGATGGCTACTCAATGAGTGCGCTAACCGTGCCGACGTTGCCATTTTTGAAGCGTCTCCGACAGTTGCGGAGAGTCGCCATCATTCAGCACGCAAGCGCAGTCCGCGTGTTCGCAGCATACCCACGTCACGCCCGCTTCGTGATGGACTGCCAGCGTAGCGACCTTGCGCTTCTTGCAACGAGCGGTGGCGCTGAAATGCGCGGCGATGCGCTCAAATTCGGAGAGGTCAGACATGCAGGCAATCCGGCCAATGGTCGAAGTGGCAGAGCATGATGATGACGGCGGCAAAGCCGATGATTGTGCAGATGGTTTCAGGGTTCATAGTTGGTTATTCTGCCCATTCCCACGAGCACGGGACGGTAAAGGGCGGGTTGAGTCCGAGCAGTTTCGCGCACGCGGGATTGAGGTCGATTCGCCCAAGTGCCGAGATTCGATCCTCAACCGTAGCTTCGATGGTGCGCCCATTTGCGGACACCCTGACGCGCTTGTGAGCCGCGCCCGCTATGGTTCCCCATTTCGCGACCATTGCCGTCTTGTGAACGGCGATCATGGGAATCGTTTCTTGCGACGTGATCTTCCCGAATTGCCCGATGCCGTTGTCACCGACGGCGAAACAAGCGAGGTCACTCTTGCCTGTTGCTTTACAGCGGTTGAATGCGCGGAGGTCTGCGGGGTCCGCGAAGGATGATGCCTCACATTTGAATTTGAGCGTCTGCGCGGCGGATGGCTTTGGTTGCGGCTCGCGTGATGGCAGCGCCTTATCCAGCGCGGCAAGCGTTACATTGCCAGGCTCTCCGTCAGGCAGCACGCCAAGACGGGTCTGGACAAGGATTGTGAATGCTTTCGGTGTCATGGTCTGTCGTCGTCTAACTTGTTGTGGTATTGCGCGTCGATAATGATGTTACAATTCGCGCCGATGTGGGCGATGTGTGAAAGCCCGCTCTCCGGGTCGTTGTCCTCTCCTTCATGCCATGCCGCTAGATGACGGTGGATGGCTGAAATGTATGTGGACGCGAGCACTTTATTCTTTCGATAATTCCAAGGCCCGTATTTGATCGCGCCGAGTAGATGCACCCACGCAATAGCGATTAACGCACGTGGAGGCAGTAGCCACATTGGAGCCTTGGTCTTGCCAATCGCGCCCTTTGGATCGGTGCCAATGAGCGCGGGAGTTGATGCTTCCACGACCTCGAAATGAATCGGGATGCCTCGCCATTTCGCGAGCGCAACTTCGGCTGATGCACCTTTGCTTTTCTCCCATCCCGCGAGCACGTAGAGCGCGTCAACGTGCATGATCGCGTCAATATCTCGGCGCATGGCATCGCGCAAAAACTCTGGCGTGACTTCGTGCGTAACTTCAAAGCCAATCTCTCGATCCATGTCGGCGGGCGAGATCACATTCCAATCACGATCCAGATCGTTCCGCGCCTGATCGAACGCGGGAAAATTGAACTCTGGATAACCCGTCATTGGACCGGCAATGTAGATGGTCGGCATCTCAATAAACCCTCCCATCAATGATCTTGTGATTCGTGACTTCGTAGTTGCCGCAAGCCTGAGTTTCCACCCAAACGAATCCGTGATTCCAGCGATTCACAATGGCATAATCTGGCGAGAGATCGCAAAGACAACCCGTTGACCAGCACGACGAAAGTTTCTTATCAAGCCCGGTGCTTTCGGTGTGCTCAGATGTGCGGTGCCAATGCCCGCAAATCAGCGACTCTTGAACGCGCATCCATATTCCGCGAGCCGGATTCACGGGTGAACTCATACCCTGCGGCAGTTCGTGACCGTGATAGATTGGCAGGTTGCCTAACCGGATGAGCGTCAACGATGGGACGAGTTCAATGCCGAGTTCATCGAATTTCAGGAGCACGGGAAGCTCAAAGTCGGACACGCCTAAAAGAACTGGCGCATTCTTCACAAGGAACATTTCCATGCGTGCCTCATGGTTGCCGATCTTGTAGAGAATCCGCGCCTTTGGGAATTGTGCGCGAAGGTAGAAAAGGAACTGGCGGATTGCGTCGAGTTCATCCGATAGCGAGCGGCGCGGATCTTTGTCATGTCGCGAGACTCCATAGAAATCGCCAATGTCGCCATTGAGAATAACCACGTCCGGCTTCTTCTTTTTGCCGTGAGCGATGGCAGCGGCAACCGCTTTTTCGTCGTGATATGGAATGTGAATGTCTGAGAGAATCAGCACCTTCAACGCGCCGTCCAGCGTGATTGGCTCGCGTCGTGTTGCGAGCGTTTTCGGCATGACGTTCTTTTGCCAGCCGTGCGGACGGATCGCGCTTTTGTCGGCCCCCTCCTGACCGCCATGCGCCCCTCTCAGCCTGCGGATGGTGCAACGCGCAGCGTCAATCGATGTGAAAACCTTCGGATGCTCTTTGTTCATCGCTCGCGCAATGGTGCGGTTTTCGGTGTCGGGAAAACGTGAGATGTAGTCCCTGGCGATATGTGTTTTTGTCATGTGGTTAGGAGTCTGTTTTGCGGTATCCCTGCTTCCAAAGGGCGTTGCCCATGATTCGTCCGGCGTGTAAAACTTTGGCTTCTGCCCAGTCCGGTGCGATGTGGTGGATGATTTCGTGACACACGACTTCCAGCCGCTTCTTGCCCGTTAGTCGCGGGTCAATTTCAATTGTGCCGTCATTCCAGCAAAGACCATGCGCGCCATGCCTGCCGAGCTTCCGCTCTGTGATTGTTGGCGCTTTCGGCATGTGGTGTTGATGGTTATTCCTCGCGGTTTTCGAGTCCTTGAATCGCGAGATAAAACGCCATAACGGCGAACGTGATCGTTGCAACCGCTGCAATAATTGAGCCGATGAGAATCATGTGGCGCTCTTCATGTGGTGCGAGGTTTTACAGTCCGGTTTTGTCGCCATCCTTAGCGGCGAGCAGTCCAAGGCTAATGAGCAATCCGCCCACCTGATGCAGCGTTGCGGCGTGCTGTGGCGCATAAAGTGGCAGCACAGCGGACGCGAGTCCAAAGATACCAGCCAGCGAAGTTTTCCAGTTCTTGAAGAAGTTTTTCATAGCGTCTTGGCTCATTTGTCAAAACAATCAGCGGCGGCGAGGTCGCTGTAAATGGTCGAAGGATTGATTGCGGCAGACTTCATTGCGCGGATCACGGCAATCTCTACGTCATGCCTCGCGACGGTTGAAGTCACCCAAACTCCCCACGACATGAGCGCGACTGTCTGCGCGGAGATGAGCGCTACGCACGCTCCCGCCATGATTTTGTGAACCATTCCAACGCGCATGATGGCGTTGCCGTTTTCGTCGATGATGCTCATGTGAGAATTGCGGTTTTGCGTGCTCCGCTGATGATTCCGGCGGATGCTAGCGCGGTTAGACCGTCGATGATTCGTTGATCGTCTGCGCGCACCGTTGCGGTCCACATGGTGAGCTCTTTGTCGAGCATGCGGATTCCAATATTGGTGCTGGTGATGATTCCAGCTTTTTCAGTGTCGGTGAACTCGGCCCAAAACTCAGCCTTGGATGGCCACACCTTCACGGCAGATAACTGCGCCCATGCGGTTTCAATCTCGGCGAGCGTCGGCTTTGTCTCCGGTGCGTCTAACCAAATGAGTCCCGCGTAGGATTCGCCGTTGAGTGTCCATTTTAAGCCGGGTCGGCAGTGGTTGATGGCTTGTGTAATGTCCATTTTATTCGGCAAATGGGATGATAGTGAGAGTGGAAACAGTATTGGCTCGGGTGTCGTAATCACCATCGTCCTGTGCTCGGTTCAGGTAGCACGTCCCGCTTGATCCACCGCGCTTCCATTGGATCGAATAGGTGACGCTGCTCGTTGTGCCTGGCGTGTCAAGGAACTCAAAGGTCGCAGTCTCCATCCCAAGACCGTTGGCTGTATCAAAGAATGATACATGCGCGACGGTGCGGGACCCCGAGGCAGTAGCTACAGTCAATGCAGTGCCATCCCGTGCAAGTCTGAGGGCGGCCTGGTTGCTGCTGGTCGAGCCAATAGAGACACTACCACGCACCAGGACTTTCTGCGTCGTTGAGGTCGGAGTATAACTGGCCGTGAGACCAGTGATGTCAGCATAAGTGGTGCTGGTCGTTGTCGCCGTTGTTGTGAGGACTGCCTGCACGGGTTGCGGCGCGCTGCCTCCACCGCCACCGCTAGCGGTGATGGTGGTGCCGGAGATGGTGAGGCCCGACCCGGCAGTCAACCAGGTGACGACTCCAGCGGAATCATCCCAGAAGGCGATGCGGTCGGCGTTGGGATCGGTCAGGGCCGCGCCGGTGCCTCCGTTAGCCAGGGCCAGCGTGCCGGTGATCTCGGTGGTCAGGTCGATCGATGAACCCAAGAGAGACGTGCTGGCAGAGTATGCCTGCACATCCGTGCCGATCGCTAGGCCGAGCGTGGCGCGTTGCGCGGAGGCATCAGCATCATCGAGTAACGCAAGCCCTGCTGCGGTTGTCACCAAAGCGGCAATGCTGGTGAGGTCAGAGTCGAGTGGCTGGTATGTGCTCGATGCCGTTGCACTCGTCAGATACGCGGCAAGACTCTGGTCGCCCGTGTTTGTGCCGCTGAGATTCGCAACCGCTCCATTTGCAAGCATTGCGTTGCTGATCGCGCCGTTGGCAATTGCGGTTGCGTTGCCTGTTGACGTAACCGGCCCCGTGAGATTTGCATTAGTCGTGACCGTTGCCGCGTTGCCGCTGGTGTTTTGGTTGAGCGTTGGAAAGCTGGTCAGGTTTGCCGCGCTTCCTGTGGTTGTGAGAATCACGCCAGTTCCAGACTCATCCGACAAGATGCCCGTGAGTTGCGCGGAAGTGGTCGCAGCGAACTGCGCGAGCGTGTTGGTGGTGAGCGCATCGCCGCCGCCTGAAATGGTCGCTAACTCGTAATCTGTCGCGCCTGCATTGACGCGCAGAAACTTGCCGCCATTCGCGGATTTGCTCGGCAGGACTGCGGTGCGGAGCGCAGTCGCATCCGCTGCGGTGAGCAGTCCGAATCCAGCCGCGCCAGTTTCAAGTGCGAGAAATCCACCGACTCCATCAGTCTTGAGAAGCGCGTCCGGTGCTGCACCTGATGCAGTTGCCAGCGATGCAAGCCACACACTCTGCGCTTGATAGGTGCTCGCGGCGGTTGCGCTGGTTAGGTAGGCAGCCAGACTTTGGTCGCCTGTATTCGTGCCGCT